CTTGAACACGCCGGCCAGCACCTGCAGCAGGCCGGCCAGGATGCTGGCGGCAAACAGGTACTGCAGGCCGTGGTCCTTGACCAGGTCGACCATCACCAGGGCCATCGCGCCGGTGGCGGCAGAGATCATGCCGGGGCGGCCGCCTGCAATCGCGGTGATGACGGCAATGGAGAAAGCAGCATACAGGCCGACCTTGGGGTCGACGCCGGCGATCAACGAGAACGCGATGGCTTCGGGAATCAGTGCCAGGGCGACGACGGTGCCGGACAGCAGATCACCACGGAGGTTGCCGAGCCATTGCTGGCGCAGGGGATAAGACGTTTGCATGGGAAAACTCCGCGCACACGTGGGCTGGGCCACGTGGCGCTGCAGTGAAAGACGCGGGTTCCTGAGCCGGTTGGGCCGGCTGCCGAGGGGCGGCAAGGGTCAGGGTGGCGTGATCACTGCAGTGCGTCGTCGGGGAGCGTGGAGGGGCGCAGTCTACGGGAAGGGGCCGGGCGGCTCAAATGGCCGCCCGGCTCCTTTGCATCCGACATTATGCGCTGGCGGCGCTAGTAGCCGGTGACGTCGAGCACTGCGAGGGACGCGTTGTTCCCGGTATAGGTGAACCCGGTCGGCAGAGGCAGCCCATAGTAGGGACCATAGGTGCGACGAGCCGTGGACGTCATCCCGAACGTGATGGTGCCACCAATCACTGCCCCTCCGGAAACACTTACGTCCTCGTATTGCAGGTACTCCTGTGGATCGCCCCATCGCCGGAACGAATTCACCGAATCGAACGCGGAGACCAGAGGCATCACCGCCCACGCCCGACCAGGATCGAACTGTGCACTGCCCTGCCACCCGGGGCGCGTCGATGCCGAACGCAGACCTGCCACCCGTGCGGCCTTCCTGCCTGCGTCGAACATCAGCCGGCCAGCACTGTCACGGATGATCAGGCCAAAACTGCTCGGCGGTTCCTGTGGCGGCGCGTAGACATACCACTGCACCACCGCGCCGGGTGGACCGAACAGATACAGCCCGGCCGGATAGCCATCGATCTGGTTGTAGTACTGGCTGCCCACCACTGCGGTCGAGCGCACGGCCACGGAACCAGCATGGTTGCCGATGTAGCGGCTGCCTTCACTGTCCAGCGTAGCGGTACCTTGAGCGAGCATCGCCAGTGTCGGGAAGGCATCGTCGATCAGCACCGTGCCCCAGTCATTGATGATCTTGATTCCTGCGGTCATGTCAGCGCGCCCATATTTCGACAGTGCCTGGATAGCGGTCCTTCAGAGGAACATTGACGTGGCGCCAGCTGATGGTGCCCGAGGCCATATCGATGGTGAAATCCGGGGCATACCAGCCGCGAGCGACCGCTGTTAGATCGGTATCCTCCGGTTGCCGAGAGAAGGGGGCGCTGCCGTCGACCGTGCTGTACTGCACGCGTGCAAGCACGCGGAACAACCGGCCCTGCGGGTCATAGCCCAGGCTGCCATCGGCGTTGAAGACCTGGATTCCTGCTGGCATCACCACACCCCCATCTGCACGCGCAGCGTTCCGGCTGCATCAAATACCTGGATCACGTTGTTGACGATGGTCAGATAGCCGCCGTTGTCGGGGCCGGTCATGGTCATCGCACCGCTCTTGTCCAACCGCCAGCGGGGCTGCCCTCGGGCACCCACTGCGTTGGACTGGATGAAATCGCCGATCATCGCGTTCTGGATCCTGCCGTTGCCGATCAATGCCTGGCTGATGAAGGTCTGTCCGTTCTCGACCACGAAAGGCGTGGTGATCTGCCCGTTCCTTTCATTGATGAGGGCGAACCGATCGGCCTGCATCAGGATCTGGCTCTGGTAACTGCCATCGGGCTGCTGCTCGACGCCCAGGCCCATGCCGGCCATGTAGATCTGCCCAGCGCTGGTGATCTGCGCCTTGACCGTATAGGTCGCGCTGACCTTGCCATCCAGGTTCACCACCGCCTGCGAGACCTGCTGCACGGCCGCGCTGACACCTTCAATCTTGCCAGGCACACCATCGATGGATGCCTCGACCGTATCCACCCGCTTGGCCAATGCCGCGTCCTTCTCGGCCATAACGCTGTAGACGGTGATGGCGCCAGCAGTAACGTCGTTCTCACCGACGTTGTAGTCCTCCTCGCCCGCGCTGTGGTCACTGACCTGGGCGAACAATCCGTCGACCTTCTGACCCTGTGCGGCCACCTTGCCATCCACGTCGGTGACATCCATCTCAAGCTGATCGACACGGCCAACAATGGCACCCGCTTCAGCAACAGCGTCGCCGATGTCCTTCCAGTGGCTGCCCGGTGGCGTTTCGTTGCCTGCGGCGCTGCCCTGCCAGCTCCAGATCCGACCGTCGTGGATGACGGACTCGCCTGGGGCGTAGGTCGCCGCCGCGTCCCAGACCAGCGGCAGCACCCCGGTGAGGCGCTCGATCTTGTCCCTCAGTTGCTGACCCAACGCGCTTTCGTTGATGCGGCCAACAAAGTAACTGTCGTAGTCGTCTGGGTTGCTGCTCGATTCGCCGATCACCCCGACATCAAGGGGATACCAAGGGCCGATGTTGCCGCTGCGATCCACCAGCCTTCCCCAGAACCAGAAACGCGCGCCCGCTGCCAGGCCGTTCATCTGGTGCTGGGCCTGCGGATAGGCGAAGTCACCGAGCTTGATCGCGCTCTCACGATTGGGACCGGTGCTGTACCAGAGTTCGGTACGCTCGGTGTCGGTTGCGCCTTCGGGGAAGCCCCAGGACAGTGCGATGCCGAAGGGGCGACTGATGCTGGTCAACGATGAGAGCGACGGCGGTGGTGTGGTCTTGCCCTCAATCGTCGTCAGCGCGCTGACCATCGGCTGCGACACCGCTCCCAGCGCATTGACTGCACGAACCCGGGCCAGGTACTGGCCGGCGTAGATGCCGCGCACTTCCAGGCTCTGCGTACCCACGCGGCCGGCACGGACCCAGTTGAGATCACCACGACGCCATTCCACGTCATAGGCAATCGCCTTGTCCGCCGCGTCCCACTCGATGGTGAGTACGGAAGTGGCGATACCCTGGTCGACGACCACATGCGAGGCCATCCGCACGTTCGCGGGTGGCGGCTGCACACTGGGTGGCACGATGCTGATCGGCGGCTGCTCCAGGCGCGTGCCATCGTCGATGGCGGCGTACTTGCCCGGCACATGCTTGAGCGCGGTGATCTGGTAGGTCAGCTCTTCGCCTTCACTGATCGACAGCACGCGGTACTGCTGCAGCGCCAGCTCCGGCGACTCCAGTGCCCAGACTGACTGCGCGACCGGTACTGCCGACCACGGCGCGGTGACGGTGACCGTCTCGCCATCAACCGACTGCACGGTACGTGCTTCGGAATGCCCATTGGGCAGCGTCGCACGCAGGGTATCACCGGCTTCAATCTTCTCCGGCGGCTGGTCCAGCACCAAGGTCCGCGCACCCGCGCTGCGGATGCGCCCTGCGTTGCGGCGACCGGCGCGGTTCGGGTCGGCCACCTGGATGATGTCGCCGGGCATGCAACCCAGGGCATCCAGCCCCACCGAGAAGCTGATCGTCTCGGTTTCCAGCATCTCGGTGTGCAGGATGTGGTTGCCCACGCGCTGCGCCTGCGAACGCGAATGGCAACCCACCGCCGTCACTTCGGTCTGGTTGATGCCATAGCGGGCGACACCCGGCAGGTGCTGCACCACTTCGACCTTCTGGCGGCCGAAATCATCCGGATCGATCCAGGACACCAGAGCGACGGTGTGCCGCGCCGTGCGGCTGCTGCCCGCATAGTGGAAGCGGCCCTCGATGACATTGGCCTGGCTGTAGGTCAGCAGCGGGTCCTTGGGCATGTCGGCCGAAGCCATGACCTGGCCGGCTGCATAGAAGCTGATGCCACGGAACATGGTGGCGATGTCCTGCAGCACCCTGTATGCCTCAGCGCGGGTCTGCAGGTACAGGCTGCAGGTGAATCGCGGCTCCCTGCCGCCCTGGCCATCGCTGACCAGTTCGTCGCAGTAGCGGGCGATCTGGTAGAGGCGCCACTTGTCCACCCAGTCCAGCGGGATGCGATGACCCAGGCCGAAGCGATCGTTGGTGACGATGTCGAAGAAGACCCACGCCGGATTGTTGGTCCAGCCGCTCTTGAAGGTGCCATCCCACACACCGCTGTAGACGCGGGTGAGCGGGTCATAGTTGGACGGAATGCGTACGATGCGCCCCCACAGCTGATACGAGCGCGTGGGAATGTTCTGGAACTGGCTGGCATCGACCTGCACCGCCGCCAGCGCGCAGTTGGGATAGCGCAGCTTGGCATCGATGATCTCGGTCATCGACAGCACGTTGACGGTATCAGCGATGGTGCTGCTGTTGGCGTTCGCGGTCAGCCGTCGGATGCGCACCTGCCACTGGCTTCCCGCCGGAAGATCGATGCGGCGGCTGCGTTCGTACTGGCTGGTGGTCTTGCCACTGAAAGCGTCGTTCAGCACGGTGCTGAACGGGCCGCCGTCGGTGGACAGGTCCACCGCATACATGATGCGATAGCCCTCGGTATCACCGTTTTCGGTGTTGGTCTTCTGCAGCGCGGGCACCGCAAAGCGGATGCGCACCGCCGACAGATCGGCACCGGACACGGTGCGAACCACCGGCGCATCGCTGCGCAGTTCGACGTTGACGCCGACTTCATTCTCGATCGAGGGGAAGCCGCTGATGTGCTCCTGGTCCTGGGTACCGGAACGCGTCTGCACGTCCACGCCGGAGAAGTTCAGCGTGCCGTCCGGGTTCTCGATCGGCACCTGGTCCAGGTAGATCGACTGCTTGCCGGCGACCAGACCGCGGATCTCGCCTTCGCTGGCGAGGTCGATGATGCGGGCCACTGCCATCGAGTGCAGGCTGTCCGGCGTTTCCACCGGCGTGCGTGCATTGCTGGCGCCCTTCTTTGCACCCACCAGTGTGGGTATGGGTGCACTGCGCTCACGCTGTGCGGAATGAATGATCTGGTTCAAAACTGGTCCTCCGCCAGGATGCCGCCGCTGATCACGGCCGAGCCGATGAACATGCCTTTCTTGTCATGCCCGCCGTAGGCCACCGGGACAGGATTGCCTTGCGCCTGGGTGTTGACGGTGCCGTTCATGCTGTAGCTGGGAGCGTTGTCGGGGCTGTCTTTTGCGCCCAGGCCTTTTGGCTGCGGGGAGAGCATCTGGGAAACGCCCCCCAGCACCATGACCCCCCCCTGAAAGACGAGCTGATAGTTCTGGGTCCACACACCGACCACGATGAGGACTATGCCCAGAATCGTCTGGAGAATACCGCCGCGCTTCGACCCAACCAGCACCGGCGCTATCCGAATGTCGTCAGCGCCTGGCGGGTCGTGCAGCTGTTCCTTAGTGAGGTTCTGACGCCCAAGGAACACGGCAAACTCCATGCCCTTGGACTTGGCGCCCATCAGGTACTGCTGGAAGCCAGGCAGCATCACGCATAGGGCATGCACGGCCTCGGCCGGGCTGTTCACCGCCAGCCGGAACTTGCGCCCGAAGCGCGC